AGCGATGCGCGAGCCGAGCGAGGCGATGGTCAGCGCCGCCCCCGACCTGCGCGACGTTGACTTTTATCCAACGGACGTATGGCGCGCGATGATCGAGGCGGCGCTGAGGGAATGACCGAGGAGGCCGAGCACCTCGCACTTCTAAAGCGGCTGCGCGCCGACCGCTGGCTCGCGCACCGCTACCTCTTTGCCCACCGCCACCCCGACGCCTCGCCCGAAGCACACCGCCAGCTTGTCGCGGCGATCAACGACCCGGCCCCGCGCCTCTCGATCGAGGGGTTCCGCGGCGTCGCCAAGACGACCTATACCGAGGAGACCGCGCTTCTGAAGGCCACGTTCCGCGAGTTCCACAACCTCGTCATCATCGGCCCCAGCTTCCCGCGCGCCTGCGACCGCATCGACGCCATCGCCAACGAGATCGACGTAAACCCGTTTTTCGACGAGAAGGACGGGCTTTTCGGCAAGCTGCGCGGCGAGACCGAGCAGGCCGGCAAGCTCGTGCTGGCGAGCGGCATCTGCATCCAGGCCCTCGGCCGCGACCAGAAGATCACCGGGTTGAAGTTCCGCCAGTGGCGACCGGACGCCTTTATCGTGGACGACATCGAAGACCCGGAGGAAAAGCGCACCGACACCGAGCGCGAGGAAACCTGGCGCTGGCTGAAGCAGACCTTCCAGCCCTGCCTCGAAGACGCGCTCACGACCTGGGGGCGTTTCCTCGGCACCCGCCGCGGCTCGAACAGTCTGCCCGAGCGGCTCGAAAAAGACGGGATGAAGACCGTTAAATTCCCGATCGAGTCATTGGGTGAGCGCGGCGAGCGCGTCGCGACCTGGCCGGCGAAGTGGCCCCTCGCGAAGATCGACCAGCTTAAGTACGACTACCGCGGCAACATGGACCTCTACGCGCAGGAATACATGTGCGAGGCGACGAGCTCGTCCGACCGCCGGTTCACCCGCGCGATGTTCAAGTACGAGCCCCGGGTGCGGACCTGGGAGGGCGTTTACGCCTTTGTAGACCCGCGCCGGGCGAGCGGGAAACAGGCCGCCTCCCTCGGCTGGGCGGCCTGGTCCTGGGTCAACCGCCGCCTCGTCGTCTGGGCGAGCGGCTCCGAGTTCATCGCCCCGGACGAAACCGTCTCCCTCATCTTCGACATCGCCGAGCGCTTCGACCCCGTGTGGGTCATGGCCGAGCTGGACGGCCTCGAGCAATGGCTGATGCAGCCGATCCGCCAGGAACAGCTGCGGCGCGGAATTACCATTCCGGTCAAGGGTGTCCACGCGATCTCGGGCACGCGCGGCGGCGGCCAGGCGGCCTTTGTCGAGGGGCTGCAGCCGCTGTTCGCCGCGGGCGAGGTCATCTTCGCGAGGCCCCAGCCCGAACTGGAGGCGCAACTCCTCTCGTTCCCGCACGGCATCCGCGACACCGCGAACGCGCTGGCCTACGCGCAGACGCGCGACGGCGGCGGCGCCGCTGTCCCTATATATGACGGGTTCAACCCGGAGAACCACGTCGTCGAGGGCGCGGCGCTGGCCGCCGGGCAGCATCTTTTTCTGGCGGGCAACGCCACCGCCTCGATGACCACCGCAATGCTGGTCCAGGCGTTCGAGGGCAAGCTGCGGATTCTGGCCGACTGGGTGTTCGAGGGTGGACCCGCCGAGCGCGCCGGCGACATCGTGCAGGCGGCCGCGCAGGAGATCGACACCTCCAGCGTGCGCGCGGTTCCGGTGGCGCGGCCGTGGGACGACATGCTGAAGCTGCCGCTGCCCGACCGGATGATCTCGCGGCCGAACCGCCCGGTATGGGTCGTGCCCGACCGGCACAGCGACCAGATGACGAATGTCGGGCTGATGCAGGCGGTGCGCGCGTCGGTCGCCGAGGCGCGGGTCGGCGGCGACCGGGTGACGGGGCAGATGTTCCTGCGCGACGCGCTGGCCCGCACGGTGCGCGGGATGCCGGCGGTCGAGATAAGCCCCCGGGCGCGCTGGACGCTGCGCGCGCTGGCCGGCGGGTATACGAGGGAATTTACGCGCGGGCGGCTGCAGGACGACGCCGAGGAGGGGCCGTACCGGCTGCTGGTCGAGGGGCTGGAGGCGTTTTGCGGCCTGACGGCGACCCGCGCCCCCGAGGCGGAGGACGACCAACAGAACATGCGCATAGACGAACGCACCGGAAGGGCGTATGCGAGCGCGATGCCAACGAGGGCACGATGATGGGAGATTTGAGCGACGATCTTAAAGCTAAGCTGCACGAGATATTTATTTCGTCATGCTTGCCGCCGCTCATCGAAAGCGAGCCTCGCCGCTATGTTGCTGCCGAGCGAGGCAAGGGGTGGGCCGTGTGGGATATGATCGAAAGCAGGTTTCTGGATGACGCCGAGATCGAGGCTATTCCGATGGACGTCATCAAGGCACCTGCACGATGAGCCACCGCCGCCGTTTTCATCATCACCGGAGCCACCGCCGGCATCATCACCATATGAGGGTGGCGCTCGTCATCGGCAATATCGCCGTTGAACTGTTCCCGAACTGGATAGGAGTAATCCACATGGCTTTCACCCTGGACGCCGGCAAGACCGAAAACCTCGCCATCGAGTACCTCGACGCCAACGGCTCGCCGATGCTGGTCACGCCGACCCCGGACTCGCCGCCCGCATGGGGACAGACCAATCCGGCGGCGGAAACCCTCACCCCCTCGGCGGACGGCAACACCGCGACCGCGCTCGGCCTGGACGCCGGCGGATCGGACACGATCCAGCTCACCGTAATCGTCGCCGGGGTCACTTACCAGGCCACGGTGGACGCGACCGTCACCCCCGCCGTACCGGCTCAGGTGCTGACCAGTGTCCGCATCCTCGCCACCCCGGCGCCGTAGGCCCGCCGCCATGCCCGATTTCATCCCGGCGAAATCTGCGCCAACAGCGGGCGAGCCTCAACCCGCGATTCTGCCGCCCGACGCGCCGCCGCCGGTGGAAAAGCCCGATCCGAAACAGGTCGAGGCGTACCTGGCGGAAACCTGGGCTCATGTCGTCGGCCTCGTCGAGCAGGTCGTCGGCACGCTGCCGCAACTGCACGGCCTTGCCGGCCGGGCCGCGGCGATGCGCGCCGCCTTCGACGCGGCGCTGTTCCACGCCGGGCCGCCGCCCGAGGCTCCGCCGCCGTCCTACGAGGCGCTCCCCTTCGGGGCGACGAGGCAGGAAATCGAAGACCGCGTGAAGATGCTCGAAGCCCTGCCCAGGCTCTCGGACGAGCAGACGGTGGAACTGGCCCGGCTGAAAAGCACGCTGTAATCCATGTCGGACAGCGGCGAGTTTGTCCTTGGGGCGGAATCAGCCGCCGGCCCCGAGCCCGAGGAGGACGAGGTTGCATCCGCTCCGGTGGACCGTGACCGCGACCTCCTCGGCGGCTCGCGCTCGAAGATCCGCGAGAAGCTCGGCAAGGTGTTCGACGACAACGCGCGGGGCTTCGAGGACCAGTCCCCCCGCGCCGACGACCAGGCGCGGTACTGGGAAGCCTACAACTGCGAACTGAACGAGTGCCAGTATTACAACGGCATCGCGCAGATCTACATCCCGGCGGTGCGCGATGCGATAAACGCCATCGTCACCCGCCTCGGCAACCAGATGTTCCCGCAGGGCGGAAGGGCGATCGAGGAGGTGTCGGCGGACGGCACGCAGTCCTCGGGCCTCATCGGGCTTCTGGAGCACTATCTGCGCGAGGCCGAGTTCGAGATCAACGTCGTCAGGCCGCTCCTGCGCCACCTCTACATAGAAGGGCACGGCAACGTCTACGTCGACTGGGCCGAGATCGAGCGACAGATTGTTTCACGTGAAACGCACGGCCCCCGGATCGAGATGGGCGGCCAGGAGGTCGAGGCGCCGGGCGAGGAAATCGACGACATCAAGGAGGAAACAATCGTCGAGGGGCGCCCGGTTTTCGAGGTGCTGCACGATTGCGACGTTCTGGTGCTGCCGCAATCGGCCGACACGATCGAGGAGGCGCTGGCAAAGGGCGGCTCGGCGACGGTCGTGCGGCGCTGGACCAAAGACAAGATCGAACAGATGGCCGAGCAGGGCCAGATCACGAAGCGCGCCGCCCGCGACCTGAAGGACGCGATGGCGAAGATGTCGCGCGGCGAGGCGAACCAGGAAAAGAAGCTCCTCGAACACGTCGGCATCCGGGCCGGGGGCAAGGAGGCGACGGTCTGGGAAACCTGGACGATGCTGCCGCTCGACGACAAGGGGGCCTACAGCGAGGACGGGCGGCCGCGCCTCTGCCGCGTCTTTTTCGGCCCCGAGCGCGAGCCTCTGGGGTGCAAGCGCAACCCGAACTGGAACGACCGGGTGCCGCTGTGGTCGAAGCCGGCCGAAAAAGTCGCGGGGGTTTTTAAGGGCGGCAGCCCGGCGGCGCGGGTGATGTCGATCCAGTACGAGATCAACGACGCGGTGAACGAGGGGGCGGACGCCGCGGTCCTCTCGGCCGGCCCGATCATCCGCCAGTCGCCCGATGCCAGCGGGCCGCTTGTCCTCGCCATCGGCGCGATCTGGAAGGGGAAGGCGGGCGAACTCGAAATGATGCAGTTCCCCGATCTGACGCCGCGCGCCGTGACGCGGGTGCAGATGGGGCTGCAGATGATTTTTCAGTCGTTGGGGGTCAACCCGTCGATGCTGCCGCAGCAGACCCGCGCCGGCAGGCCCAATCAGGCGCAGGTCGCGCAGGAGCAGGCCATCGACCTCCTGACGACGGCCGAGGGGGTCAAGATCGCGAGCGACGCCGGCACCTGGGCCCTGGGGTGGATGGTGGACCTCGACTACCAGTACCGTGACACCGAGATCACGGTGCGCCAGTTCGGCGAGATGGGCCGGCAGGCCGAGTTGGAACAGGTCGCGCCCCTGCAGAACCGTGCCGGATTCTCGTTCCTGTGGCGCGGGGCCGAGCAGGTCAAGCTGATGGCGATGATGCAGCAGCAGGGCACCGCGCTCCTCAACGTCGCGCGCACGATGCGCCAGGAACTGATGGCCGAGGGGATGCAGCTACGCCTCGCGCCGCCGCTTCAGGCTGCGTTCCAGGCGGTCTTCGGATCGTTTCTTGGCTCGCAAACCCTGATCGACCAGCGCCACCAGTTGACGGTGCCGCAGGCCGAGGAGAACGAATGGCTCGGCCAGGGCTTCGAGGTGCCGGTGCATCCGCTCGACCAGGACATCGAGCATCTGCGCGAACTCCTGCCGTGGATACAGCAGACCGGCGACCCGCACGGGACCGGCAAGGTCCACGCCCAGGCGCACATGCTCTCGATGCAGATGAAGAACATGGCCTCGATGCAGCGGAGCCAAGCCGCGCACGGTGGCGGCCCGCAACAGGGCGGCGGCGGCCCGGGCCAGCCGCAGCCGGGGGCGACGCCGGGCCAGCCACACGCCGTAAAGCGCCCGCCGGGGGCAATGCATCCCGACCAGGCGGCAGGCGGCGGCATCGTACAAATGCCACGTCGTTCTTGACAACACGCAAGATGTAGCGGCATAGGCAAGGTTCGAGCGGGCGATCGCAGTCCGCACCGAGCGGGGGAACGCACCCCGAGGAGAGAGAATGGCACGCACACGCGGCGCTGAAGCCGATCCTGTTGACGTCGAGGAGGAGATTGTCCTTGGCCCGGAAGATGAAGAAGACCTCGCCGAAGCCGACGCCCCTGAAGATGAAGGGGATGATGCCGGTGGGGATGCCGATGAACAAGAAGGGGAAGGCGAAGAAGCCGAAGATGTAACAGCGGAGCCTCCCGCACCCAGGCGCGGCGGCGGATCGCAGACGATCCGAGAGCAGCGGCGACGGGCGCAGGAGGCGGAGCAAAGGGCCGCTCAGCTTGAGCGGGAGTTGGCCGAGGCGCGCGGGTTCCAGCAGGGAATGCAGGCGCGGGCGGTTGACCCGCAGGCGGCGGCGAGGGCGGAGCAGGAGTTTTATGCGTCGCTGGAGCTGATGGCTCCGGCGGAGGCATACAGGCAGTTGATGCAGCGCGGGCAGCAGCAGATCGGGAATGTCGTTCAGAATCTTCAGTTTCAGACGAACGAGAGACTAGACAAACAGGCTTATGACGCAGCGGCACGCACATCGAGGGTTCACCAGCAGTATCGCTCGCAGGTCGAGTCGACGCTGGCCGCCGAGCGTGCCGCCGGCCGCAACCCCGATCGCGAGGTCATCCTCAAATATCTCGTGGGCAACGACGTGCTCGAACGCGCTAACCGCGCGGCTCCGGCGCAGCGCAACGGCGCGGCCCGCCGTGTCGCGGCGCAGCGCACGCAGCCGACCGGCGCTCGCGGCGACGTTGCGGCGCGCGGCCGCGGCGCACGCCTCGTTCCCGGCACACCCGAGCATGACGACTGGCTGGTCGCCGAGGGCATCCGATCAGGACACAACGTATTCGAGTGAGCGGAGGCCCCGCCTCTGCTTTGTAGCGGAGGCATGAACCGATGGCCGTTACCGTAAACACCAGTTCCCAGTACGCCGGCGCAACGACCCGAATCATCGCCCGGAAGGCGCTGGAGGAAACCCAGCGCTACCTCGTCCTCTACCAGTTCGCCGACAAGGAAACCCTCGATCACGGGCACGGCGTCACGTGGTCGGCGATCCGCTGGTCCCGCCTGCCGCTGCCGCAATACCCGGTGGCCGAGGGGGTGGCGCCGGTCGCCAACCAGCTTTCGTTTACGCAGGTCATGGGCTCGGCGGTCCAGTGGGCCGGACGCCTCGTCTTCACCGACGTTTCGATCATCACGACCCAGCAGAACCTCATCACCGAGGGGTCGCGGATGCTGGGGATGCAGTTGGGCGAGATGAAAGAGCGCAACGCGATGGTCGCGCTGATGTCGGGTTCCCAGGTCAACTACGCCAACTCGGTCGGCTCGCGCGCCTCGCTCGCGGCCGGCGACAACCTCAACCCGACCGATGTCACCCGCACTTTCGCCAACATGGTCAACCTCGGCGTCCATATGTGGAACGGGCAGACCGGCGAGGACGTGCAGCGCTCGATCGACTACACCGCGCGGGCGAGCGAGAAGACGATCAAGGGGGTCGAGCACCTCGTCGCGGTCGGCAACGCCTTCCCCTTGGACGACCTCTCGAACAACCCGACCGTCGTCGCCGCGTGGCAGCGCTCGGACATAAACCGGCTTTACATCAACGAGATGGGGTACTGGAAGGGGATCACCTTCTGCCGCTCCAACATGATCCCGACCTTCTTCGGCGTCGCCCAGGTCAACGGGACGCCGGGCACGGGGTCGCTCACCACCGCGACCTACACGATCCAGGTCACCGGCTGGGACATCCAGAATTTCTACGAGAGCCGCATCTACCAGGTCTCGGCCGACATCGCGGTCGTCGCGGGCGGCATCAACGTCACGGTGCCCTCGACCCCGGGCTTCACTTACGCGGTCTATGTCGGCGTCGGCTCGGGCGCGGCCCCGGCCAACCTCGGCCTGACGACCTCGGGGCCGCAAACCGGGCCGTTCGCGGGCCAGGCCATCGGCATCGCGCCGGGCACCGCCGTCGTCATCACGGGCCTCGGCTCGATGGCGATCCCGCCGGCCGCGCCGACCACCGGCATCACGGTCTACCCGACATTCGTCTTCGGCAAAAATTCGTTTGCGTGCCTGAAGCTCGAAGGGGTTTCGTGGAACCGTCTGATGGAAGCCGACAAGTCGGACCCGCACAATCAACTCCGCTCGATCGGCTGGAAGGTCTTCGAGGGGTGGGTCATCAAGGACCAGCGCTATCTCGCGCGGATCGAGACCACCGCCAGCAACACCGGAACTTGGACGTAATCCCGTAAGGAGGTCAACATGGCCGCAGGTAACGTAATCGTCATGCTGGAACTCCGCATTGCGCAGGTGCAAGGCGGGACGACGGCGGTGCAGGTTCAGCAGAACCAGTCGAACAACCCAGGGCAGGGGCAGTCGCAGGTGTCGATCATGATGCCGATCGACCAGTTCATGTACTTCCAGGACGCGGAGGCGGTGCCGGGAACGGCGGGCGCGATCACGCTGGCGAACATCAACACGGCGCTGACCGCCGCGGTCGCGGCGCTGGCCGGGGCGAGCGGCACGCCGCTGATTACCCCGACGCTCCTCGCGCAGATAAATGCGTGGAACAGCGGCTCGCCATAGGAGGCTCCCATCGCCACAATCACCATAGGGACGACGGCCCAGACGACGCTGACCGGAGCCGTCTGGCACAGCAACATGGCGCAGGCCGATGTCCGTGCGATCAACACGGCGATCCTCAACGACCTGAACCTCCGGCATCCGCAGGCGCAGATCGACGGCGGCGGCGGATTCGTGCGCGAGGGCCTCCTCTACGTGCCCAATCGGGGGCCGTTGCAGCTATACGACGGCGACATCGTGGCGGTCGACGCGAGGGGCGGGGTGATCCTCGTTACCAAATACTCCGCCGCCGGCGCCAACTGGGTTCACACGTAGGGAGTTTTTATGGCCTGGACAGCCGAAATCCGAGCGAAGGCGCAGGAAACCAAGGCGCGCAAGAAGCGTGAGGCCGTCGAGGCGCTGGCGGTAAGGGCCGCCGCTCCCGAGGAGCCGGCGCCGGAAGTCATGCCCGCGCTGGGCGACGCGCCGCAGGTGGTCGAGATCGAGGACGAGGTTGCCGTCAGCGAGCCGCCGGCCGCTGGAATGCCGAGCCCCTTCGAGCGTTTCCTCGCCGAAATTGACGACGAGACGCGCGAGCTCTTGACCGAGGAAGACGGCAGCATCCCGCAGCTTGAGGCGATCTGGGCGGCGCGCGTGAAAGCCGCCAAGGAGGCAAGGCGCGAGGTCGCGAAGAAGCAGGCGACGGCGCAGGCCGACCGCATGGCGAAGACCGACGCCGGCCTCGTCTCGCCGGAGGACGCGGCCTCGGCCGCGCTGCAGCGGATGCTGGCCCGCAAGGTGACCTGGAAAGTCGAGATGATGCGCGACTCGAAGGGCAACCTGCTCGACGAGGGCTACCGCATCGACGGGGAGCTGCTCTATCATGGGCAGATGGTGACCAGAACCTACGGCCAGTGGCTCAGCTACCGCGAACAGTGGTGGCGGGCCAAGCAACACGAACTGGATTTCCAGGGCAGGGGTCAGGTGGACGAACTGCGCCGCGTCTCGACTGGCGCCCTCGACGTGAAATTCAACCCCAACGGAGCGCGCGCATGAGGGAGGGCGACGTTCGATACCACGACGACACTCCCCTTGAGTTAGTTGATGGCGAATGGCGACGCTTGCCCGCCGGCTGGTATGTCGAGGTTTTCCGCAACGGCGAATGGCATCGCGAACTCGGCCCCTTTTGGGATTCGCTCATCGGGGTTCCGGATAGCGCGGTTGCTGCCGCCAAAAAAGCAGGATTGATATGACGGACAAGGCAATCGAGGTGCGGGCGACCGAGGTGCCCGGGATGCAGATCGAGTTTCAGGGGCCGATCGGGCCGGACGGCCTGGGCGTCGGTTTCAGGATCGCGGCCGACGCGACCATTTCCCTCGAAGACCTCAACATCCAGCTTGACATCGTGGCCAAAGCGACCCGCCGTCAGCGGGCGATGGAGCAGTTGCCGCTCGAAAAGCAGCGCCTCTCCGCAAACCTCAAGCTGCTGAAGACCGCCGAGATCGACCGCGCCCGGCACAAGGCGCAGATGTCCGGGCGCGTCATCCAGCGCCGCGGCGGCTCGGTCGAGATGCCGCAGGACGTGAACGCCCTGGCGCAGTTCGATCAGCGCATCATGGAGATCAACGGCCAGATCGAGGGGGCGCGGGCCGCGATCCCCTACCTCGAAGCGGTCATCGCCGGCGAGGAGCCGCCCGAACTCTACCCGGACGCGGCCAACGACCAGCGCGAGGCGGCGGAATGAGTGCCGATGATCCACACGCCTGTTTGATCGAGGTGCGGCGCAAGCGCGGCAATATCGGCATCCGCTTTGAAGCGCAGCATGTCGAGACAAAGGAGTGGGTCGAGGTGCGGCCGCTCACACCATTCTCCGAGGAAATCACCGGAATCCTCCATGTCGAGATCGGTCACTTGCAGCGTCTGGCCCCGGAAGGGGTGAATACGCGGGTGATCTTCGAGGAAATGCCCGCCGAGGCGGAATAGTGTGCTCACCGCAGGCCAAATCATCACGCGGGCGAACCAGATCGCCAAGGCTTCCGGCATGGCGAGCCAGGGCCTCGACGGGCTCAACATCGTCCTCGGCGGGATCTGCCAGAACGAGGACTTCGCCCTGGCGCGCGGCCTCTTTCAGTTCAATTTCAACCCCTCGCTGATAACCCTCTTTGGCAGCGGCCCCTATCCGCTGCCGCTCGACTATCTGCGCACCTCGGGCTCCTCGGGCGCGGAAGGCGTCACCAAGTCGGCGTGGTTCCTGTACCCGGCCCCGACCTTCCCGAGTGGTCAGCCGATGCCGCTCGTTCCCATCGACCTCGGCGAGTTCGACCAATACCCGCAGCTCAACGCGCAGGGGCTGCCCAGCGTCATCGCGACCGACATGGGCGGCCCGCTGACGCAGCGCATCATCCTCGCGACGACGGCAAGCCTCAGTGCGGGCAGCACCGCCGGCACGGTCGGCGTCAGCAGCGGCCTCTATAACGGGCTCTCGATGGCGGGCGAGGGGGTGCAGCCGGGGACGACGATCACGATCTCGGGATCTAACATCACGCTGAGCCTGCCGGCGACGGGGACCAGCACGATCGCCAGCGTCTTCTTCGGGATCGCGCCGGTGGCCTATGTCTACCCCCCTCCGGTCGGCCCGTACCCGGCCTTCATTCGCTATCAACGGGACATGCCGCAAATCTTCGATACCTCGCGCTATCCCTGGTTTCCCGACGAGGACTACCTCATCGAGAAGTTGGCGGCGTTGATGATGCCGATCACCGGCGACACCCGCAAGGCGGAGTTCGACGCGAGCGCCGAGCATACGCTGGGCAAATACAAGAGCATGGTGGACGACACGCGGAACCGGGCGCAGACGGTGCAGATGGACGCGCGGCGCTACGGCAACGGCTCGGGGCGGGCGCTGCGCATAACAAAGCAGGCCGGTTGGTGATGCACACCGTAATGGAAATCTTTCGCCGAGCCGACGAGATGAAGGATCATCCCCTTCGGTGGCCTTGGTCTCACTGGTTCACACAATCATCCATGCGGCAACGGGGGCTTTGGATTCTATTTCGGGTAAGGAATCGTTTGCTTCCTCGCACCCGAGTGGTGGGGAAGCGCCCGGGCTGGTGATCGGTGCCGATCCGCAATTCCGCCACGACGAAATGGGTGCCGCGCGGGCTCACTGACGCGAGCGACGGCACCAACTCGTTCCCGGGCGCGCAGCAGCAACTCGTCAACCTGATCCCCGACCCCTCGACCGCCGGCATCTACGTGCCGCGGCCGGCCGCCCAGATCGAGACCAGCTTCACCGGCGTCAACGCCCCGACCGGGCCGGGCGACGTGCAGGCGATGCTGACGGTCGGCGACCTCGAATACGGCATGATCGCCTCGACCCGCTTTGCCGGGAAGGACGAACCCTACTGCTACGATTTGGCGAACGGCGTCTTCCTGCCGGTGGCCGGGGTCACCAACGCCAACACGCCGACGACGCAGCTGAGTTCGGGCGACTGGGTGCCGCCGATCATGGCGCAGGTCTCGCCGCGCGTCATCGTTTGCCACCCGGGCTTCCCCGGCGGCGCGATCAAGTTCGGCTGGTTCGACGTTTCGGGGTTCAGCGAGGTCACGCTCGGCAACACCCACACCTCGACCCTCATCGACGGCAACCCCTCGGTCCTCGGCGTGCAGGTGGGGATGTCGGTCACCGGAGCGAACATCCCGGCCAACACCAACGTCGCCGCCACCACCGAGTTCGTGCTGACGACGACGGCACTCCTCAGCCTCAACACGCTGACCCATTTCGGGTCGTCCCTCGGCATCGCGGTCGGGCAGGACGTGGCGGGACTCGACATCCCGTTCGGCACGACCGTCTCCTCGATCACGACGGCGGCTGGCGTGTGGACCGGCAGCACGCACTCCAACACGACCGTTGACAACCTCGTCTACGCCAGCGGCAACGCCGACTTCCCGATCATCGGCGACCCGATCTCGGGCGGCAGCATCCCGGCGAATACCGAGGTCGCCGCCGTCGTGGCGATCTCCTTTCAGGTGCTCGCGAGCCTCAACGGCACGACGACGATCCAGGTGGATTCCATCGACGGCATCGTCGCGAACCAGAATGTCACGGGGTTCGGCATTCCGGCCGCGACGACCGTCGTTTCCGCGACGCTGTTCACCCTGAACACGACGGGCGACATTACCAGCGGCTCCGCCGTCATCATCAACCTCGCATCGACCGCGGGACTGCTCGCCGGGCAGAAAGTGATCGGGTTTGGCATCCCCCCGATCAGCACGGGGATCTTTGCCCAGACCACGATCATCGTCTCCGTGGACAGCCCGACGCAGGTGACGATAAGCACCCCCGCCGACCACACCATCGTCGCCAACGCGATCACCTTCTCGGGCGGCTCCGTCGTCCTCAACAACGCCGCCACGACGACGGTGAACTTCAACCTCCTGACGTTCTCCAGCCTCGGCGTGACGCTGAGCCAACCGGCCGGGGCCACGGCAAACGGCGTCTCGATCACGGTCAACACGCTCACCGCCAACCTCTCGGCGGTGTCCCTCAATGCCGCCCCGATAAACGTCCCGGTCACGTTCACCGGGGCAACGATCACGCTCTCCCAGGCGGCGACCGGCTCGGTCGCCAACACCAGCCTGACGATTGCCGGCGGCACCCGGGCCGCGCCGCTGTGGGGCGCCGGGGACTGCGACCGCAACCCGCTCCTCTCCACCCCACTCGGCGTCATGCAGATGAACGGGCGGGCTTACTTCGCCGACGGCCTCGACGGCATCCCGTTCTCCGACAGCGGCCTCCCGTGCCGGCGCTCGAACCAGCCCGACGTGCAGGCTCTGACGACCAATGACGGGACGGCGGTGACAATCGTCGCGCCCCTGGAACTCTCGGCTCCGATCACCGGCGGCATCGTCCAGGCGGCGATCGCCTTCTCGGGCGACGGAGCGATGCGCCAGATCACCGGCGACATGGCGACGGCCGACCTCAAGATGAACCTGTTGCCAATCGCGACGGGTTCGCTTGCTCCGCTCTCGGTCATCCCGTGCAGCCTCGGCACCGCCTTTGTCTCGCCGCAGGGTCTGCGCTTCGTGCGCCCCGACGGCTCGGTGACGGACCCCATCGGCGTCGACGGGCAGGGCGTGACGCATCCGTTCCAGTACGCGATCTTCCCCTCGCGCATCTGCGCCGAGGCGAATGTCGCGGTGCTGCGGATTACCGTGCAGCACGGCTCCGAGCCGGGCCAGCCGTTTCAGGAGTTCTGGTTCGACCTCAGCCGCAAAACCTGGTCGGGGCCGCACAGCTTCCCCGCGCGCCTCATCCAGCATTGGCGCGCGAGCTTCATCATGGCCCCGATCGGCGTCACGGCGAGCCTGTGGAAAAGCGACACGGTGGGGCCGAGCTACGGCGCCGGCACGGCGGCGGATTTCATCGAGAACGGCGTGCAACTCTCGTGGACCCAGGAGACGGTGCTCCTGCCCGACAACGAGCACATGGCGATGAACTCGATGGTCGAGGCCAACCTGACGTGCTCGGCCGCGCCGGGCGATATTATCCAGGTGGTTGCCATCGACGAGCAGGGCGGCGCCCTCGACGCGGTGAACGTCGTCCCGACCGTGGTCAACGCGATCCTGCGCGAGCGCGCGCTGCATTGGCACGAGCCGGTCATCTTCAAGCAGATGTCGATGCAGGCCCGGGGAACAAGTAATTCCCGGGTCCGCATTGGAAACCTCTATATGAGGTACGAGATCCTTGGCTACAACAATGACGAGGACGCCGTGGCAACACCCTATCTGCGGGTGGTCCCGCTGACCGGAGACACCCTGACGGCCGTAGCGGGGCTACTGGCGTTCCGCATCGACCCGCTTGGCGAACTCGCGACGCTGGCCGTCGTCATGCCGCCGACACCATCGAACGGCGACAGCTTCTGCATCTCGACGACGCAGAGGCTCGCTGTCGTGACCGTGAGCGCGCCGGCCTCGACGACGATGGCCGGAACCTCGGGCGGCCCGTTCACGCTAGAGGCCAACGGCGGAACCTGCTGGCAATACGACATGGCCCTCAACCAATGGCTGCCGGAGTTGTGATGAAACGGATTCTCCCTATCGCGTTCAGCGTGATCGTCTCCGCGGCGATGGCGCAGGACATTCCATCCCGAGGGCCGACCACCGGGTTCAGGACTCCCCTGACCGCAACTAAAAACCTGTACGTGGCAACTACGGGATCGGATGCCGCAAGCAACAGGTGTGACGTAAGCGCTACTCCGTGTAAGACGCTTCAGTATGCCGTCAATCAATACCTGAGTAATTACGACGGACGAAGCCATGTAACGAACATTTCCGTAGCTAATGGCACTTATGCCGGGTTTGTTTGTAGCGGCGTGCCGGTAGGAACGGCATTCGGCGGTACGACGCCCGCTTATCTGAGCGTCATAGGCACGAACGGATCGGCGAATGTCACGATCTCGGAAACGGGCGCCCCGGGGGCGGCCGCGGCGGCGGTTTCCGCTAACAACGGGTGTTTCGTCTCGTTGCAGGGAGTGAAGGTTCAAAGCACGAACAACAATGGGCTATTCGCCGGATCGGGCGGAACGGTACAAACGAACACAGATTATGTGGCGGGAGTTGCCGGCAGCGGGGCCGGAAAGTTTCACGCGGACTTCGGCGGCGGCATTATTAAAATAGCGGCGTCCTATACGTCAATTGGAAACGCCGGGGCAGAGGTCCAGGGTTCCCTGGCTGGGGCCATAATATATCCCGAAAGTGCAATAACCGTTACTCTATCGGGAACACCGGCATATTCATTGGGATTTGTGTCTGCACTCGCTAATTCGACTATTTACATCAATTCAAATTTTGTTACATTTTCGGGGTCTGCTACTGGGAAGCGGTTTGATTTGTCGGGTGGTGCGGTTATTGAGACTATTGGCGGGGCGGCGGCTTCTTATCTTCCTGGGAATGCTGCCGGCACGGCGACGGGCGGCGCCTATTACTCGCCAGGCACGCTTAATGTCGGCACCGCGCCGATCCCGGCGTCCAATGCCACCCAGAGCACGCCCGCGAATCCATCGGGAACGGTGAACATGACCGGGAATGGCGTGATGATGGGGTTGGCCGGTTCGATTACGCCTCGGACCTCGGGGACGATTTTGTTTACCTTTACGGGCTCTTGCGCCAACGGAACGATAAATGACGGCGGACAGGTGACGATATATGTCGGGAATGGAGCCGCGCCCGCGAATGGCGATGCCCTTACCGGCAATCCGATTGGGGCCGGGGTTCTTTTCGAGGAGGCGGCCGCGGCGAAATTTATCCCTTGCACCGGAACCTCCATCGCCACCGGACAGGCTCTCAATACGGCCATGTGGTATGACGTGGCCCTGGTCGCGCGCACGGGCGGGACGGCTTCGATCTCACAGGTAATCATGACCGCAACGGAGCTTTGAGCGTCTCCCAAGACCGCGAAATGATAGCGCGCGGGGGCCATGTGTGTTATGGGGCGGAGGCTCTATAGGGGGCGAGGATGAAACGGCTACCTTATCTTGTGCTGTGCGCGCTGATGTCGGCGGCTCCCGCCTTCGCGCAGACGCTGCCGATGCCGCTCCTCAAGGGGCCGCTCGACCCGTCGCAGACCCTGGCGACCCTCAATTCTCTCATCACCTCGATCAACAACGTCCTGGTGCCCGCGCTCGGCCCCTCCTCGACCCCCAGCGGGACGCTGGTCAACCAGATTTCGATGACCGGCGGCCTGACGGGCAGCCCCGGCGTCATCGGCCTGCAGCCGGGCGCCGACGCCAACGCGGGCATCCAGATCAATCCGAACGGTTCGGGCAACATCATCCTCTTTGGGCAGAGCGACACCGGCACCCTGCAATTCGGGTCGTCCAGTTCGCTCGTCACGGCGACCGGCTTTGCCGCCTGCCCCGGCGTCGTCCCCGGCAAGCCGCCCCTCGGGGTCAAGGGCACGGTCACGAGTTATGTCATCGTCAAGGACTGGCTCGGCAACTCGCACGGTTGGGCGACCTGCTGATGGCAAACCGCCCGCCCGCGATCATGCTTGGGGTTCCTTCCGCCGGGGAATGGAAGGCCCCGATGGCGGTTGACGCGATCTCGGCGTCGGTCTGGGCGACGGCTCACGGCATCTATGTCGAGCCGCGCGGGGCCGAGAGTTGCTACACCGAGTTCAACCGGAACAACATCGTCCGCGCGGCGCTCAACTACGAGCATCCGATCGACGCGATCATGTGGACTGACGCCGACATGCGGTTTCCGGCCGACACGATCGCGCGGCTGTGGGGCCACGGCAAGGCTGTCGTCGGGTCCACCTATCGCGAGCGGCAGGAGCCATACCGCTACCTCGGCAAGTTCAGCGACAAGACCGACGAGTTAGCGACCGAGGGGTTGGTCCCGGCGGAGTTGCTGCCGGGCGGGATGATCCTCGTCAAGATGGAGGTTTACCGCCACCTGCCCCCGCCGTGGTACAAGCTCGACGAGGACGGGTTGCGCGACGACTACTATTTCAGCAAGCGGGCGCGCGACGCGGGTTTCGAGATTTGGTGCGACATGCCCTTGACCCTCAAGGTTCGCCATCGCGGCGAGCAGGAGGTCGGCTGGTTCGAGGAGGGCGAGGCGGTTGCCCGCAGGGACGACGACCCGCGCTGGCGGGTGTTCGACAATCCAGCGCTGACCGGTACGTGAGGCACAACTAGGAGCACGACGATGAACAACTTGAAGAAGACCCTCCTGGCCGGCGTATCGGCCTTGGCGCTGCTGGGGACGGCCGCGATGGCCGACACCGCCGGTACGGCGGTCACCCAGAGCGCGACGCATCTCGACGCGGCCTCGTTCTGGGTCGGGCAGGCCAACGGTCTGACCGCCTGCAACGCGGTCTCGCAGACCTCCGCGTCGCAGACGATCACGATCACCCCGCCGGCGGGCCAGTACGTCTACCTGACCGCGCTCCTCATCCAGAAGAATACGGATGCGACCGGCGTTACCGAGGTGCCGACGATCTCGACGACCAATATCAGCAGCAACGGCGGCGCGACCGCCGGGGCGCTGAGCATCGCATCGACACTTTCCACGACCGGCACGACCTTCCCCGCCACGGTGATTCCCTTCCAGGTCGGCGGCCTGAAGTCGTCGGTTCCCGGCGTCGCCGTGACCTTCGTGCCGAGCGCGGCGCAGGCCACGCATGGGATCATCTGCATGTCGGCGCTTGGCTACTACAACGCGAACTGAGGAGGCGACCATGGAAAACACGTTCAGGAAGACCCTTCTGGCCGGCGTCTCTGCGCTGGCTCTTGTGGTCGGCGCGTCTTCGGCTTTCGCCGACGCGGCCGCCACGGCGGTCACCCAAACCGCGACGCATAGCGATGCGGCGACCTTTTGGATCGGGCAGACGGCGGGCCTGACGGCCTGCAACGCGGTCTCGGCAACCTCGCCCTCCGCCACGATCACGATCACGCCACCGGCCGGGCAGTATGTCTACCTGACCGACCTGATCGTCCAGATCAATACGGACGCGACCGGCTCGACGGCGGTGCCCACGGTCTCGACGACCAACATCAGCTCGAACGGTGGCGCGACCGCCGGGGCATTCAGCCTGGCGACGACGCTCTCGACCACGGGCGCGACCAACACCGGCTTTGTGCTCCCCTTCCCGATCGGCGGCCTGAAGTCGGCAGCTCCGGGCGTGGCGGTGACCTTCGTGCCCTCGGCGACCCTCAGCGCGCACACCATCGCCTGCATGTCGGCGACGGGGTATTTCAACGCGAACTGAGGGCGGCATGATTACGACACGAACAGCCCTTGCCGTGCTTGGGACGGCGGTGGCGGTCGCCGGCGTCGTCCTGTGGGCGCCGTGGGCCTCGCCGCCGGAACTGGCGTATGAGACCGTGGCCGGGTATCCGATGAAGGTCTACTACCACAACACCGGGGCTCCGGTGAAAGTGGAGGCGTTCGGAGGAATACCGGCCCTCAGCGTCGGGGAGCCGCTGTCGGCGGACAGGATCGCGGCCTATGCCGCCGAGGCAAGAAAGCGCGTCCAGCCCGCTCCGGACCTTATCAGGACCGGGGACCGCGCCCGCTTTGTCCTCGACGACCCGGATCGGCTGGCGTGGCAGCAGGGGACGGAGGAGAGCCCGAACTACTTCTACATCTTCGCCGTCCTCGAATCGCCCCGTGCCTCGATCGTCAGCAGCCGATGGGTCCACGAGCTTTGCATCGTCGCCAAGACGGGAGAGCCGTTCAAGCCATGTCCCTCGCACAACGGCATATCTCCGGGGTGAAAAAGGCCCTGCTGCTGCTGCTTCTGGCCGCCCCGGCGCTCGCCCAGGAACCGCCAAAGGTGACCGTCTCGATGACGGTGGAGCAGGCGCAACTGGTCGTGCAGACCCTGGGGCAGATCGGGTGCCAGAACGTGACGCAGATGGCCGTCTGCCAGCAGGCGGTCGAGTTGCTGCGGGACATGCGCGAGCAACTGAGAGCACAGGTCAAATGAGCTTTTCCTGCACCTGTGCGCATTGCGTCTCGGCCTGCCGGATCAAGCCGGGCTGGTTCATGCCCGACGAGATCGAACCCCTGGCCGCGAACATGGGCCTCTCGGTTCAGGAGCTTTTCGATACCCGCATCTGCGTCGATCACCTGGGCGAGACGCTGGTGCTGTCCCCGGCGGTCGTCGGGGTGGAGCCGGGTGCCGAGTTCCCCCCGATCTCGCTCGGGGTCTGCGTCTTCTTCAAGGACGAGCGGTGCGAGATCCACACCCTCGGCAAGCCGCACGAATGCGCGAAGGCGACGCATTTCGGCGGCGCGAACCGTCTCCTCGTCGGCGAGGCTTGGGAGCCACACCAGGACCGCATTCGGGAATTGCTCGCATGAACACGTCCTCAAATTTTGCCGGGATCACGACGCGGCGCAAGCCGAAGAAGGAGAGCGCGTCGCGGAAGAAGGTCCATCGCGTGATGACCGAGTTCGCGGACGGCAAGCTGCATAGCGGCTCGAGGACCGGCCCCAAGGTCAAGAACCGCAAGCAGGCCATCGCCATCGCCCTTTCGGAAGCAGGCAAGAGCAAGCGGAGGAAACGCTGATGTTCGATCGCGTGATCGTAAGGCCGACCAGCTACGTGCCCGGCCACGTCACCGTCACCGAGAAGCGAGCCCCAACGGACGAAAGCGTGCGGCTCCTGCGCGAGATGGAGGACAAGGCCGAGCAGCAGGTCGTTGAGGCAGTCAAGGTCGGCGATGCGGTCTTCGAGTGCGTTGTTCACATGATCCGCGAGCCGATGTCGCTGGACACGATTTGCCGCGCCATTTTCTCGCTGAACGGCAAGCAAATCTCGGTGGACAGCCGAACCTCGGACTATAACAGCAAGCCGGAAGACGTGGCCCGCGCCCTTGTCGAGGCGGTGTCCCGGCGTATCGCCGAGGAGATTGTGTTGCCGTCGCTGCGCGGTCTTATGGGGAGGAAATGATGCTGCGACTGGCCGCGTTCGGGATCGCGCTCCTCGCCGGCCTCGGCATCGCGGCCGCGCAGCAGAACGCGCCGAAGAACTGCTCGCAATCGGCTGGCCCCGTCGCCGCGCTGGTGCCGTTTCCCGCCGCCGGCGCGAGCGGTCCGACAGCCCCGCTCAACTACCTCTCGATCTGCAACGCCCACGCGACGAACACGCTGGGGGTTAACGTCGTGGGCGGCACGGCGGCGATCGGCTCTGCGGGCACGCTGACGCTCAACCCCGGCGGCTGCCGCTGGTGGAACCTGGGCGGCGGCTCGCTCCCGGCCAAGGTCTCGGTCATCGGCTCGGGCGACCCGACGCCGACCGCCTGCGATTACCGCTGATGAAACGGCTCCTCGCCGCCGCTCTCGTGCTATGCGCCGGCACCGCCGCGGCGCAGGTGAGCAACCCGCCGACGCTCGGCACCCTTGGGGGGATGAACCAAAGCGGCTCCAACGCGACGCTGCCCAACGTGCTCAACAACTTCGGCATCGGCAGGACCGTTGTTTACGGCGCGAACAGCGGGATGCTTTGCAATGACGGCTCATTCGACAATACGAGCGCGCTCCAGGCCGCCGTCAACCTGACGCAGGCGCTGGCTTTCCCGGCGACCGGCAATGGCGGCGGGGTTTTGGTGCTCCCGGCCGGATTGTGCCACGTCAGCGGCACGATCAACATTACGAGCGGGATAAGCATCGTCGGCGCGGGGAAGGGGTCCAACCAGGGGACAGGCAATACCGGCGGCACGGTCGTCCGAGACACCCGCACGACGGGTGACGTGTTTGCCGTCGCCTCGCTGGGTGCCGTAACCATCCGCGATCTCTACATCGACAGCGATACTCCAAAGACATCCGGAGCCTGTCTTAGCTACACCGGCACCGGAGGCTCAACGTACAACGAGCGGAGCTACGTCGATAGCGTCATTTGCTCGAACGCCTGGGACGGTATTCGCCTCGATTCCGCCTATGCGTTCAAGACGAATAACTTCGAGTCGATAAATCACGGGCACGACGGTATCTTGAAGATAAACACCATCGTCAAGGACGGTGGCGAGGACGCCTACACTGCAACCCGGCTCCGTTGCCTTAATCGCTGCACGACCGGCACCGAGGGCAACAACGCCTTCACGACGGTCAACACGACGCCGACCGTCACGGTGGCGCACACCGCGCACGGCATGTCCACCGGACAGATCGCCATCTGGTACGGCGCGACCGTCTTCAACAACATCACGATCCACGGCTACTACCCGGTCACGGTCGTAGACGCCAACACCTTCACGATCACCGCCGACACCAACGCGAACGCATCGAGCGCGGGCGGGGGCACGCCGACCTACTGGTACGGGAACACCGCCGGGTTCGAGTTCCGTGCCGGCGGCGACATCGCCATCGTTGGCTCAAAGCTCATTGGAAACGGCTTCGGATTTCTTGCCAACATGACAACCGGGCCGACCGGCACCGTGAGGATTTCCGCCGACTCGCTCGAAGAAAACCGTATCTCCCCTATCGGCGTCATCCAGGCGATCTCCGGGGTCGAGTACGGCAACGTCATCATCACCGGCAATCAGATGTCGTCCATCGCGGCGCAGCCGGTATTGAGCAACGGGCTCTATGTGGGAATCGGCACCCCGAACACCGCATCGAAATGGGTCCGTAATATCACTTACACTGGTAATGCCCACAACGATTCGGTCTCCAGCGGATCGGTGCTCAACCTCCTGGACGGCACCGGATACTCGATCACCGGGAACGTGTGGGACAACAACGGCACGGCTGGCGGAACGGTCCTCAACGTCGGCAGCGCGGCGCTGAGCGTCGCCTATTCCGGCAACCAGCTTATCGGGACGCCCTCGGGCGAGTTCACCTCGACGACGATGAACTGGTCGGCGATCGACTTCAAGCAGACGCCGGCTCCAAGCGTCCTCCTCAACGGCGGGGCGGAGGTCGATCAGGTCAACGAGAGCCTGGATGCAACGCGGCCCTACGCGACGCCAACGGGCGGCAACACGAACACGCTCGACGGGTGGATTATTGGCAGTCAGACCAGCGCCACCGGATCGCCCACCACGACACGCTCAGCCGACGCTCCCCCAGGCGCGCAGCACAGCATCAAATACACCGTGGGAACGGGCGGGAGCGCGCCGACAGCCGGGCAGCGCACCTTCTTTTGGCAGAAGATTGAGGCCAACAACATCCGCAACTGGGCCTTTGGTGCGGCCGGGGCCAACACTCTTACCTTCAGCGCGTGGATGAAATCCTCGGTTACAGGCACCTATGGGGTAGCTCTCATCAACGCCGCCGCAACCCGTGCGTATTTCCAGAACTGCGCTCTGACAGCAGCGACGTGGACGAAGTGTGTCATTGTCATTCCGGGTGATACCGCTGGCACATGGATTCAGACTGGAGTAGCGGCAGGAGCCGGTGTACGAGTGTTGCTAGAATGCGGGTCCACATTCCAAGGAACGGCTGCCACATGGGCCGCCTCGGATATAGAGTGCAGCTCGGCGCAGACCGCGCTGACGACGACCTCGGCGGCGACCTTCCAGATGGGCAACGTCAAACTGGAGGTATCCCCGGTCCCGACGCCGTTCATCCCCCTGCAATACAAGGACGAGATCGAGATCGCGAGCCGCTACTACGCCAAGACCTTTCCGCAGGGGACGGCGGTGGCGCAGACCGGCGGCTTGGCCGGCTCGCTGTGTACGGTGGGCGAGAGCACGACGATAGCGACCCTCGGCGTCGAATGGCGCTTCCCGGTCGAGATGCGCGCGTCGCCGACGATCGTGACCTACAATCCGAGCGCCGGCAACGCCAACTGGCGCAACGTGACGGGCGCGGCCGACGTGACGGTCAGCGTCGATGTCCCGGTCGCCAAGGGCACGACGGGCGTGCCGATTAACGAGATCACCGACGCCCCGACGGTCGCGAGCAAATACTGCATCCACGCCACGGCAGACGCGAGGCTGTAGTTGTCGAGTTTCCAGGCTTGGCTCAACACCTTCCTCGCGGGTATCGGCCCGGT